CAATGTTTGGCCCAAAATATGAACAAGTAATAGCCAATATGGTTCAAGAGTTGAATGAATATAAAAAATCATTAGATGAAAATTCAATGTTTGGCGGTACTATGGGTGCATATGGCAGTGTACTAAAAGACTTTGGATCAGGTACCGTTGCAACGTTACACGGAAAAGAAGCAGTACTAAATGAACCTCAATTGAATAATTTAGTAGCCAATGCATATAATCAAGGTGCAAAACAACAAGGAAACCAAGAAACTAACACTCAAACGTCAGGATCAAGCAATTTGGTTAACAAACTAGTTGACAGCAACCGGGAAGGTAGTGTAAAATTACTAGATGCGTTAAATATGCTTACAAGGAAAATGGATACACAGAATAATTTAACTAAACAGGTTATAGCAACTGTTGAACAATACAGTTAGGAAAAAATATGGGTTGGAAAAAATACTTTCAAGAATACAAACCAGAGAATACTTCAGGACAAGTAAGTCCAGTATCTGGTAGCGGACAAGCAGGTCCTGCAAGGACAAACTATTCGAGTTTCTTGCCTGATGTTTATTCAGGACATCCTAATCGTATTGAACGTTATGGACAGTACGAAACAATGGACGCTGACAGTGAAGTTAATGCGGCCTTAGATATTCTAGCAGAGTTTTGCACACAAGAAAACATGGAAAACAAAACTCCATTTCAGTTGTTTTTTAAACAACAAGCAACAGGTGCAGAAACAAAAATATTAAAACAGTATTTGCAACAATGGGTTGACATGAACCAATTTGACAGACGTATTTTTAGAGTAATGCGTAATATATTCAAATATGGCGATGCATTTTTTGTAAGAGATCCAGAAACATTTAAATTATTTCATATTGATCCTGCTAAAGTTAACAAGGTAATTGTTAATGAAAGCGAAGGTAAAGAACCTGAACAATATGTTATTAGTGATATTAATGTAAACTTTCAACATTTAAGTGTATCACAAAAGAATCCAAACGCAGGCACAGGACAAATAGATTACACAACTTCAGGCGGAGGCCAAGGAAGAGGGTATGTTGGTGCTAATTCGGGTTCAGTTGGTACAAGATTTGATAAAACACAAAACCAAGCAACAATTGAAGCAGAGCATGTTGTACATTTAAGTTTAAGTGAAGGGTTAGATAGAAACTTTCCTTTTGGTAACAGTCTATTAGAAAGTGTTTTCAAAGTTTATAAGCAGAAAGAATTACTTGAAGATGCAATTATTATCTATCGTGTGCAAAGAGCACCTGAAAGAAGAGTATTTTACATCGACGTAGGTAACATGCCTACTCACCTTGCTATGGGATTTGTTGAAAGAATTAAAAATGAAATTCATCAACGTAGAATTCCGTCAGCAACTGGAGGTGGTACTAACGTTATTGACGCTAGTTTCAATCCACTATCAATTAATGAAGATTACTTCTTTCCACAAACAGCGGAAGGACGTGGTTCTAAAGTAGAAACACTACCAGGCGGAACTAACCTAGGCGAAATAGATGACTTAAAATATTTTACTAACAAGTTATTCCGTGGTTTACGTATTCCAAGTTCTTACTTACCTACCGGCGCAGATGATTCTGCCGCACAGTATAACGACGGTAGGGTAGGCACTGCTTATATTCAAGAACTAAGATTCAACAAATACTGTGTTAGATTACAAAATTTATGTGCATATGTATTTGATAGAGAGTTTAAAATGTTTATGAACGCTAAAGGCGTAAACATTGACAACAACTTATTTGATTTAAAAATGAATCCACCACAAAACTTTGCTTCATATAGACAAAGTGAAATGGATAATGCTAGAGTTAACACGTTTGCTTCACTACAAGAAGTACCTTACATGAGTAAAAGATTTGCACTTAAACGTTTCTTAGGTCTTTCACAAGAAGAACTTGCAGAAAATGAATCAATGTGGCGTGAAGAAAACACAAATGAAAATTTCAATAACGCAAGTGCAGGTGCAGAAATGCGTAGTGCAGGTGTTACACCAAGTGGTATACAATCAGATTTAGATGATCTTGGTACTACAGAGCCTGGAGCAGATGCTCCTGAACCAGAAATAGATGTGTCAACGCCTGATACTACTCCTGGTGGCGACACAGTTTAAGGTAAATAATAATATGTTGTTAAAAGAATTTTTTTATTTTGATAAAGACGGACAAGACTTTGAGGACGATAAACGTTATAGTGCTCAGAGAGATATTTCTGTAATTAAACCTACGGATACTAGAAAAACTAGACTTACACTAGAACAACTTAATCAAATTAGACGTACATCTGAAGCAAGAGAAGTTGAACAAGCAAAAGAATTAGAGTTTGTGCAACTAATGTACGGACAACCTGCTCAAGAAGATACTACCCTTTAATAAAACTGTTTAAATACCATTATGAACACAGCATTCGTAATGGGTAACGGTACCTCCAGAAAACATTTTGATGTAGAAAAGTTGCGTGGCAAAGGAAACATCTATGCCTGCAATGCCGTTTATCGAAGTTTTGAACCTGATGTTCTTATTGCAGTTGATCCAAAAATGGTACATGAGATTGTGGCAGATGGTTATCATCACAATCATGTAGTATGGACAAACTATAATAACGGATACAAAGAATATACTAATCTTAATTATTTTCAACCTAGCAAAGGATGGAGTAGTGGTCCTACAGCACTAGCAAAAGCGGCTGACGACAAGCATAAAACTATCTACATACTAGGATTTGATTATATGGGATTAAATGGCGGCAAGAAGTTTAATAACTTGTTTGCAGACACTAACAATTATAAGAAATCAAAAGAACCAGCAACGTATTATGGCAATTGGCTTAGACAAACTGAAAGCGTAATCAGAACTAATACTGATACACAGTTTTTAAGGGTAACTAACGTTGGAGATTTTTGTCCAGCACAACTTAACAGTTACGATAATATACGCAATATTGACTATGATGAACTCGAATTTAGACTCAAAAAACCACATGATTAGCAAGAATGTAAGAAATGAGCCTATTTTCACCGGTAAAAGTGGTTTTATCGTAAATACAAGGGACAGCCTTGCCAACTAATATAAATTAAGGAGAAAACAATGTCAGACACAAGCAAATTTGAACAACTGCTTGATCTTCTAGTGAATGAAGATAAAGATAAAGCAGAAGAACTTTTCCACGATATCGTGGTAGAGAAATCAAAAGAAATTTACCAAGGACTTATTGAGTCTGAGGAAAAAGAAGACGAAGTTGAAGAAGCAACTGAAAAGTCAAAAGAAGACGAAGTTGAAGAAGCAACTGACGCAGAAGAAAAAGAAGACAAAGTTGAAGAAAACTTTGAAGACGAATCAGTCGAGGAAGTCGGCGGAGATGCAACAGATATGATGATGAAAGCAGTATCCGGTGATGAAGAAGACGAAATGGATTTCGACGATGACGGTAAAATGGATGATCATGAAGAAGAGCATGGTGATATTGAAGACCGCGTTGTAGACCTTGAAGATGCATTAGACGATCTTAAAAATGAGTTTGAAGCCATGATGGACGACAAACCAGAAGACGAAGATGATGCAGAAGAAGGCGACGAAGAAGAATCAGAAGAAGCCGATAAGGAAGCATTTGAACCTGCTATTGAGTCAACAGACGAAGAAGTAGAAAATGTAGATGAAGCAACAACAGCAAAATCCGCTGGCGAAACTATGCGTGAATACGTAGAAAAAGTTTCTGCTCCATCCAATTCCGAAGGCGCTGATGCAACTACTTCACCAGTAGCAAGTAACGCTAAAGCACCTAACGATGCTAAAGCACATGCTATCGGCGGTAGTGAAGAAAAGGGCGGTAGTGCTCAAAAGCCAAAAGACATGGGAAAATCTTTCGAGAATGAACCAGGTTCAAAAGCCGGAGACACTTATAAGAAGGCATCTGCACCAAAGAGTGCTGAATAATTAGGAGTTTGCTAATATGGCATACTTAAGAGAACATCTTACGTTCGATCAGGCGAAAGTCACACTTGAGTCAATAGGTGAAGGTTCTGAAAAAGACCTTTATCTAAAAGGCATCTGTATTCAGGGTGGTGTTAAAAACGCTAACCAGCGAATCTACCCTGTCTCCGAGATAGGCAACGCTGTTAAAACGCTCAAGGATCAGATCGACGGCGGTTATTCTGTACTAGGTGAAGTTGATCACCCAGATGATTTAAAGGTCAATTTAGATCGTGTATCGCATATGATTACTGATATGTGGATGGATGGCCCTAACGGGTTTGGTAAGATGAAAATTTTGCCTACCCCGATGGGTAATCTTGTAAAAACCATGTTACAGTCAGGTGTGAAACTGGGAGTCAGTTCACGAGGAGCAGGTGAAGTTAATGAATCCACTGGAGAAGTTAACGGATTTGAAATTATCACAGTTGATGTGGTAGCACAACCAAGTGCGCCGGGTGCTTACCCGACACCAATCTATGAACACTTAATGAATACAAAGGGTGGTTATAGTGCAATTAGGGCGGCACACGAAGTATCGAAAGATGCTAAAGCACAGAAGTATCTCAAAGAACAGATGCTACGAGTCATAAAAGGCTTGGAGTAACAAAGGAGAAGCAAATGAGTGATATGTTTAACAAACTTTTCGAAACAGGTATTCTAGGTGAGGAAGTACGTTCTGACTTACAAGAAGCGTGGGACGCGAAGATCAAGGAAAACAAAGACACTGTTACTGCTGAACTCCGTGAGGAATTTGCAAATCGTTATGAGCATGATAAATCAAACATGGTCGAAGCGATTGACAAAATGATTTCCGAACGTTTAGAATCAGAGATTGCTGAAATTGCTGAAGATAAGAAGGCACTTGCGGAAGCAACTGTATCTTATAAGAAGAAAGTCAGTGAACACTCTGAGAAATTGCAAGAGTTTATGCTCAAGCAATTGACTAAAGAAATTGGAGAGTTGCATGAAGACCGTAATAAGGTTTCAGAAAACTTTTCAAAATTGGAAGACTTTGTTGTCAAACAACTTGCAAATGAAATCAACGAGTTCGCAGAGGACAAAAAAGATTTGGCAGAAACCAAGGTTAAACTTGTAAAAGAAGCCAAAACTAAATTTGCAGAAGTCAAAGCAAAATTTGTTGCTAAGTCAGCAGAAATTGTTAAGGAAACTGTAAGTACTACACTAGCAAAAGAGATTTCACAATTGAAAGAAGATATTCATTCAGCACGTGAAAACAATTTTGGTAGAAAACTATTCGAAGCGTTTGCTAATGAATATTCTAACTCATACTTAAACGAGAAATCAGAAACTGCGAAGTTAATGAAACTTGTTGCTGAGAAAGAAGAAAAATTGGCTGAGGCTAAGAAAACCATCACAGAGAAGGATACTCTAGTTGAGTCTAAGGAAGCAGAAATTAATGTTGCTAAAGATTCCGCGAAACGTGTTGCAGTGATGAATGAGTTATTGACTCCGCTAGGTAAAGACAAAAGTGAAATTATGTCTGAACTACTAGAGTCAGTGCAAACTGAAAAATTGCACACAGCATTTGACAAATATCTACCAGCAGTAATGGAAGACAGAAAAACTTCTAGAACTGTTAAAAAGGCACTTAATGAAAGCACAGAAGTAACAGGCAATAAAGAAACTACTCAACCGGTAGAAGAAAAGTCAAACTTAATACAACTCCGCAAATTAGCGGGATTAAACTAAAAGGAGAAGGACAAAATGTCAGAAATGATCAATGAAAATTGGCAGGCTACCAAAGGCGCACTTCTAGAAGGTCTTAACGGACACAAGAAAAGCGTGATGGATGTCACTCTCGAGAATACTAGACGTTATCTCGCTGAGTCGGCAACTGCTGGTGCAACTTCCGCAGGAAATGTTGCAACACTAAACAGAGTGATTCTTCCAGTAATTAGACGTGTAATGCCAACGGTTATCGCAAATGAAATCGTAGGTGTACAACCAATGACTGGACCAGTGTCACAAATTCACACACTAAGAGTACGTTACTCGGACACTAACAACGCTACAGGAACTGCAAATGATGTGACTGCAGGTGATGAGGCTTTATCACCATTCAAAATCGGTCAAGCATA